ATGGAATAGAACTACTACGCTTCGGTATGCTCAATTATCACCTCTTCTTTAGCAGGTAATATAAAAACACCACCTTGTACAGTGTGACTAACATCTAACCTATCAGATTTACCTAGTCCAATCCGATCTAATATTGTTTGTGCTGCTTGAAGTCGGATATTGGCTTGAGGAACTGGTTGGTCAGAGTTCATCACCTCAGTTAGTTTTAGTGCAGCTTGAGGAGCAGATTGCGCTAGGATATTTGACGCTAGGTCTATTATTTCATTCTTGAGTGACTTGGTAACCTGCCAATGATTCCCAGAATAACCTGCAAGTTCGGCTGCTTTCTTTGGATCACCTCCTACTTCTACAAGATGGCCTAGAAAACTTTTCTGTTTTTCTGTAAGTTCTTTTTTATTATCCATACAAGTAGTATAGGGCTAGGTATAGCATCTGTCAAGTCTTTTTTTATTTTTTTTAAAAGACTTGACAAATGCTCATCCTGACCCTATACTATTATTAAGCCCACCGGGGCTGCATATAGATATACAAGTATAACTTTAAAGCCCTGCATAATCACTTTTAAGCACTCCAGTGTTCCCGCCCCAAGACCTCCAGAGTCTAGTTGACACTCTAAAGTTCTGTAAAATGTTTGAGATTGTGTATATATATACGGGTGGGGGTATGGGCACCTGCCCGCCCCTCAGTAATACTCTAAAGTATTCTTAAATCCTATTAAGTCTACCCCCGCGTTAAAGAATTACTAAAGAATACTCCAGAGTATCTCCATAGTTTATGGTTGACAGCCTCCAAAGTGCTGTGAAGTGACGTTAAAGTAATACTAAACTCCAAAGAACTCTTAAGGATTTCAACGCGTTGCGTAGTTTTACCTGCCGACAACCAAACCTCCGGCAAGTTCATCCCCAGTATCCTTAGGGATACTCCTCAGTAAACTCCCCAGATCTCCAAAACCTCCCGAAAATCAGGGCCGATTTGGGCCTTCCGGCTTTTTCATGTGTTTCCACGCGGAGCCTTTGGCTCTTCACGCAGGAGAAATCGCGCAGGAAAAGACGTTGCAATTTTTTTCGCTGGGGTCTAGCTTTGAAAGGGCTGGCGGCGAGGCCAGCTTTGTTCTTCAAAAAATAAGATCAGGAGATCTATTATGCAAAATTTCGCAAACATCGACGCAAATCGTCCCGCTACGTTCAAGCAGTTTGAATTCGCAGTGTATAAACTCACCCAAGGTCTGGCGAAGACTCGCAAGATCAGTGAGAAGAAAGCGGGTAAGTTAAACCCTGCGTTTAAGATTCTTAAGGCCCGAACGTCAGCAGCCTGTGCGAAATACTACGGCGATCAGGATAAGCGTATGAGCCACGGCGATGCTCAGAAGTTTATCACTACCGGCGAACTTCCGAAGGAAATCGCTGTCTTAGTTAAAACTGGCGACGATAAGCCGAAGGCTTCACCCAAGCCGAAGGCTTCCAAGAAAACTGCGGAGCAGTTAGAACTTGAGCAGCTTCGCAAGGAAGTTCAAGCTTTGCTTGCAGAGCGTGAGGCTCAGGCTAAGAAACCTTCCGCCAAAGAAGCCGCTGCCGCAATCGCTGCGATGCGTAAGTAAAACTATAACGCCCCCTTCGGGGGGCTTTTCAGGATTTTTAATGAAGTTTATTATTTTTTTAACTTTTATTGTTTTTTTTACTTGGGCGGCTCTGCTGTCTCCAATTTTAATTAAACTCGCTGCTCACGTTTAAGGATATATTATGTCAGTATTTGGTACATTTAGTAATTTAACTCATAACGAAAAAGAATTAGTGGTATTCGATGAGGCTTTCCGGGAGATTCACACTCAGTTAAGAGTGCTCGAAAATCATCCAGAACGCTTGGAAGGGGTTAAAGATTTATTAAAAGATAAAACTTTTAAGAATAATTCCTGCCAGACTAGCGAGTTTGATTTGGCTCAGGCATTACTGCTTGTAGTTAATCGGATTGAAGCTATAGAATAATAACTTTAAGTCTTAATTAAACCTACAGGGGAGCTTCGGCTCCCTTTCGTCGTTAGAGGGATTCTAAAGCGTTCTAAAGAATACTGTTGGGATTGCCCTAGTGTTAGACTAAAACGGCTTAGAAGTGAATTCTGAGCCTCTCAGGAGTATATATTTGCAGTGTTCAATGTGTAAGGCTAGTAAACCTGCTGGGTTGCTGGTAAAAGTAAAAGATAAACTCATATGTGTGACATGTGCGCTCAGGCACAGGCTCACGTTACTGGCTTGACAAGCTGGGGTGGATCGTGCTTTGATAATGTGGATGGTCGAAAAGTAATTTAACTAGGAGTTTATAGTGACTTACAAACAGTTAAAAATGTATCTTGACAGCCTTGATGCGGATGAACTGTCAAGGGATGTAACAATTGAATTTAATAAGGAATACTATCCGGTTGTTAGTTATCCATCGTTTGTTGATGGTGAGGAATGTGATTTGTTTGATGCGGGACAATTAATTTTGAGGCTTGATACCTATGAGTAATTTAATAACGTCAGAGTCTTTAGAACTTTTAAGATCTAATAAGACATATTATATGTCTACTAAACAACCTCTTATGGGGTTTAATAGTTCTGTAAAGATCTCTAAAGGTCTTAAAAGATTTGATTATACCACAGGAATCCTGTACTTGCAACCCTCAAATGCAGTTTCAGTTAGAACTTTATGCCCTTGGGCTAAACCTGCTGGTTGTGAGGATGATTGTTTAGGTAAAAAGTCTGGTCGTTTGCAAATGTTACTGTCGCAAAATGCAATGACCCGTCGAACAATCCAGTATGTACTTGATCCCGATGGTGTTAAAGATAGATTGCGAAGTGAAATACTCAAGAACGAAACAGATAATTACTGTATCCGACTCAATGGTACTAGCGATGAGGATTGGTCAGATCTTATTTCATCACTTCCAAACATCCAGTTCTATGATTACACCAAAGTATTTCATAGGGTTGAAAGAAACACTCTGAGTAATTATCACTTGACATACTCAGCATCATTTCTAAATAAAAAGTTAATCAATAAAACTAAGGAGGCCGTTGCAAAAGGATTTAATGTAGCACTACCCTTGAACACTAAAGAGTGTAAGGGTGAGTTTAAGAGGCCCACTGAGGCTGTAATCAATAATGAAATCAAGCAGTTAAACGACTTTGATTATACAGACTTAAGGTTTCTTGACAAGGACGGTAGCGTAGGTACATTACTTAGGAAGGGTTCAAAGATTACTGATCGGCTGGCTGAGATGAGCAAGCCAAGTTTCTTTGGGAATCCTTCCACGCTTGCGTTACTGGCTTGACAGACTTTGACGGGGCTGGTAAGGTGGCTCCGTCATCACGACAAAGTAATTTAATTTTCAGGAGTTCGCATGAACACAGTAGTTTCTTTTTTCGACAAAACTTCTTCAGATGTAAACAATCTTCGTGACGCTGGTTACGGTGAAGCAGACTTTCAAGTATCTTCTACGCCAGTGCTATACAAGGCGGAAGGCTTGGGTAACTTTGGGAATATAAATAAACTTGAAGGTAAGCATGTATATTACCGCGAAGATACCGGCGATGCTTTGGCGATCCACGGTGAGCGATACAAGCCAGTATCACATACCCGAATGATTGATACCGCTCGTAATGTATTGGAGCGTAGTAATCTAAACCTTCGAGACATCAAGGAAAACATCCAAGTCGGTGACGGCGGTGCAGTTTGTTTTATTAGACATCAACTACCCAATCATGAGATTGTAACTCCTGATGGCGACACTGCGATTCTTGAAATGTTACATATCAATTCATTCAATTCAGTGTGGCCTTATCAGGCTACTGTCGGTGCCATGCAGAATGCTTGTACTAATCATCAAGTATTCCTTGGGCAGACCGCTGGAATCTACAAGGCTAGACACACTAACAAGCTCAGTGTAGATCATGGCGCTAGTCAAATGAATAAGATAATGGATGTTCTTGACACTCAAAATGAGATCTGGGCTGAGTGGTCTAAAATCCCAGTGGGTCGAAAGGAAGCCTTTAGTTATATTGCAGAGGCGACAGGCTCTAAGTTTGCACTTGGTAAACTAAAAGAGGGTGAAGATACTTATTCAATCATGACCATGCCGACAGCATATAATAATTCTTCTTTGGTTTATGCTTGGACTCAGTACAATGAGCGGTACAAGCGAGCAATGGGTGAAACTTACTGGGCTGTTTACAATGCTTTGACTGATTGGTCAAGCCATCATGTGGGTACTCGTAAGAATAAAATTGATATTCCAGTTGCTCAGGTAAAAAAATCTGAGAAGGTTCAGCAGGTAATTACAAGATTCCCACTAGCGGCATAGGCTCTCCTGACACCCTGAGCATGGTGAAAAACTGCTCACTTAATATAACTCCGGGTAATGGAAGATTAATATATGGATAGTAGAATAGAAAGTTTATTTGGTATTACTGAAGATGGTTATCGTGATCTTCGGTTTAATCTTAATGAGTCTAGTGTACATACTGCTCTAGGTGGTGACGATTTACATGTTCTTTATTTTGATTCTGATGATGGCTGTGCTTTATTCTCTACACCTTGTGAGATCTTTGAGGAGTCTGGAATTAAATTTGAATTAATTGATTGTAAGTATTGCGACATTGCGCTTTCGGATCTTCAGTTTATTTATAAAATTTTTAAATCTTTTTCTGCGGAGAGCACTGATGTCCACTAAAGATATTTTAATTAATGGATTCCACGACAATCAGGACAGTGATTACATTAGTGAGTGTATACAGGCTGAGTTAATTGATAGAGGATACAAGCCTGAAAGTTTTTCTTGGGCCATAAGTGTTACTATTTTTGAGGAAGATGAAGATGAAAACTAAAAAAATTCTTGTTGAAGTAGCTATTGAAGTTGAAGATTCTGTTGACTCTGAAGATGTAGTTTGTTGCTGTGACTACTCATTTACAGATTACGACAACAGGATAATCTCTACTGAAATTAGAGGCTATACTGAAGTTTTCCCTAATGGTCAGATTACTGAGGATGTTTAATGAAAACTAGAATCCATGTTAATCAACATAACATTAAGGCTAATGCCAAGGGTGCTGAGTTGCCAGTGATTACTGTCAAGGACTATAAACAAAATAGAAAGGCTAACCATGCCGCTGTTGTAGACTCTGAAGGTAAGCCACTGGTAAGTGTTTACTACTGCCCCGATAACCCATTGCCCTGCGGTGCTAAGGTTTGGATTGAAACTGAGTTGGAGGTTGTGACCGTTGGATAAGATAGGTTTGTTTGTTGATCACTTTGTTATTTATTCTGATAGGCGGGAGGCTTTTATTCTAAATTGTGGTACTATTTCAGCGTTTGAAGAAAGTTTGCGAGAGTTGATCTCTTCTGAAATTAGAGATACACTACTGGAGCGTGTGAATGTATTAGATTATGACATGAAACTAGCTGAACCTAAGCGCCATGTAAGTCCTCAATATGACAGACTTAGAGATGCTAGAACTGCTTTGATGCGTTTGCATAATGATCTTCTTTGGAATAAGGAAACTGTATGAACATATTTTATATTGACACCTGCCCTGTCAAGGCTGCACAAATGCAGTGTGATAAGCATGTAGTTAAAATGATTTTAGAATCTGCACAAATGCTCTGTGCTGCACACCATGTTGAGGGTGACGGTAATGTACCTTACAAGCTGGCCCATAAGAATCACCCCAGCACTGTATGGACTCGCACTAACAAGAAACATTATCAGTGGCTATGGGATCACATGGTAGCTTTAGGTAAGGAATATACTGAGCGTTATGGTAAAGTACATATGACTATTACTAAGTGTGCCGAAGCTCTCAAGAATCCTCCTGAAGCTGTGCCAGATCTTGGGTGGACTGATCCACCACAGTGTATGCCTGATGAGTGTAAGCGTGAGACTTCATTGGCTGGGTATACTGAATATTATTTTAATTATAAACCAAGGGTTATTGACATGCGCTGGATGGGAGTTAAGTATGAATGATTTATTTTACAAAGCTATTAAGTGCCAGCATGGTACTCTAAATAAAATGTTTCCTGAAAGGAACTGGCCTGCTGGAGCAGTCTTAACTCCTGCGCCACATATAGTTGAGTCTATAAAACTTTATCGAAGTGGGCTTGACTTTGATGAAATCGCTGTTAAAGTGGGCAAGTCTCAACGCTTGGTGGCAGGCATCGTAAGAAGATCAGGGTGTAGATAATGCAAAATGTAATTGATATGTGTAACCATATACTGTACTATTCCAGTGCTTACTGTGGCTTTGAAGAACCTAGTGATGAAATGAAAGCCCATGCGCAGCATTTAATGTTGGAACACGGTGAAGAGTTCACAGTCAATTTTGCTAGGGTTTATTTGAGAATACAATTGGAGGCTTTGAATGAGTGCTACTGATCCCAGAGAAGAATTCTGTAGTGAAATAGATGACTGGTGGTGCCAGTTATTTGCACTGCGTATCGGGGCTAGTCCACCCTCAGATAGAATTAAACATCGTTTTATTTCTTTTGTAGAGGAACGCTGCTCTGAAGTAGGTTGCTGGAAAATTAAAGACGGTGATCTTTCTATTTTGTTTTCTGAATTTATTGAAAGGCTAGGTGAATGGTAGAAGATATATTAGAACTTAAAAGTTTCTTACTAAACCCTAAGCGCAGTGACGAGTTTAAGACTTGGTATTACCTTGACGGCTGGCGTATGTGTACAATTAAAGTTGGAAGTAAAAAGTGTACAGTAACACCACTGTTTGGCAGAGGTAAAATTAATTTAACTATTAGAACCTTAAAGGAGGAATTGAATAAACTTTATTGGTACGCTGCTAGGTGCCATGCAGGTAGAAATAAAAAGAAAAGATCTTTACGGTGGGAAAGCGATTACGCTTGACACACCTTTCGGATCATGCTAAAGTTCGCAAACCAAAAACAACGGAGTATTAAATATGGTTATTGAAGGCATCGCTTATTGGGCTAGTGTCACTTCCCCTAATACTACTTACGAGCCTTGCTATACTGTGAATCTTGTAGTCACTGATGAAAAAGCTGACGAGATGAGAGCGCAGGGAATCAAGGTAGTAGATAAAGAAGAAGGCCCGACTGTCGTAATCAAGCGGAAAGTCAACGGCCCCAATGGTATGGTACGCTCAGCGCCTAAGCTGCTTGACCGCCAAAAGAATCCTATGGATTGTAAAATTGGTAACGGCTCTAAGGTTAAAGTACAATACAAGCCTTGGGAAGTTAATCGAAGTGGAACTGTTTATCGTGGGCTAGACTTTCAAGCAATGCAGGTTATTGATCTTGTAAGTTACTCAGTCGATGGTGGCGAGTTTGATATTGAAGACGATGAAGAGGAGAACTTAGAACTATGAGCGAAGAAGTTAAAAACACTGTGACCTTTGAGGACAAGGAGTATAATGTTTCCGATCTTTCTGATCGTGGACAATCTCTTGTTGGACTCATTCGCACAGTCCGTGAAGAGGCTTCAGGATTACAGTCTAGATTGGCTGTGCTACAGGCAGCAGAGATAACCTTCTCTAAGGAATTAGAGGAGGTACTTAACGAACCTGAGCAGGAAGAGCTTGAAGGTATGGACTAAGTTAAAGGGGCTGTAAAAGGCCCCTTCTTTTTATGTGGAGATATAATTAATGGCATTTGTAAAGTTCCATCAACCTTGTCCTTTATGTGACAGTAGCGATGCTGCTAGTATTAATGCAGACGGTTCTGCTTACTGCTTCAGTTGCTATGAACGTATACCTGATTACGCTAACCCAGAGGAAAACGTGGAAGATTTTAAGACTTACAAAAATAATTCAATGAACAATAATGAAGGTTCATTTACTGCATTAACAGATCGCAGCATCTCCCTTGAGACTGCTAAGAAATTTGGAGTTAAAACTACAACAAAAGCTGATGGTTCAATCCAGTCTCATATGTACCCCTACTACATTGCCAATGAAATAGTTGGCACCAAGGTTAGGGACTGTACTTCCAAAGACTTCTCATGGCGAGGCTCCCCTAAAGGTACGATGCTGTTTGGTCAGCAGATATGTCAGACGGGTGGTAAGTTTATTACCATCACAGAAGGCGAGTGTGACGCTATGGCGACATACGAAATGATGGGTTCAAAGTGGCCTGTAGTATCTGTAAAGAATGGTGCAGGCGGTGGAGTTAAAGATGTCAAAGAAAACCTAGAGTTTCTTGAGTCTTTCGACAATGTAGTTATTTGTTTTGATAATGACAAGGCAGGTAAAGAAGCAGCGCAGAAGGTAGCAAGGCTATTCAAGCCGGGGAAAAGTAAAGTAGTTCATCTTCCTGATGAGTTTAAAGATCCTAATGATATGCTTCGCAACAATCGTGGCGCTGCTTTCATGGCTGCTTGGTGGGCAGCTAAAACTTATACACCCGCTGGTGTCCTTGACATTACTGAGATGAAGGAAGAGTTTTTTCAGAATGACGAGAAAGAATCTATTCCATATCCTTGGGTTGGCTTGAATGAAAAACTATTCGGTATCCGACAAGGTGAGTTGGTCACTTGGACAGGTGGTTCAGGCTTAGGTAAGTCTAGTGTAACCAGAGAGCTTGAGCATTGGCTACTGAAGACAACCAATGATAATGTAGGTATCCTTGCTCTTGAAGAAAACTGGAAGCGTACAGTGTATGGCTTACTTTCTATTGAGGCAAACAAGCGTTTGTACATAAAACAAATTAGGGATGAGCTACCCGCTGGGGAACTATCAGGATACTTTGATAAACTACACGATAAGGAAAATGCCCACCGCTTAATCGTACACTCCCACCTTGGGGTACAGGATGTAGAAGAATTGTTTTCTAAACTTCGCTACATGATTATCGGTCTGGATTGTAAGTGGGTTGTAATAGATCACTTAGGTATGATGACATCTGCTATGGGTGAGGGCGATGAGCGTAGGGCAATTGATAACATCATGACTAGGCTTCGATCCTTGGTCGAGGAAACTGGTGTAGGTATGATGCTTGTGTCTCACTTACGCCGTGTTGATGGTAACAAGGGCCATGAGAATGGTGTTGAAGTATCCTTATCACACCTCAGAGGCTCCAATGGTATTGGTCAAATATCAGACTGCGTAATTGCACTTGAGCGTAATCAACAATCTGATGATCCGATTGAGGCTTCAACAACTCGTATGCGTATCTTGAAGTCTCGCTATACTGGAGAAGTTGGTTTGGCAGGGCACTTGCTTTATGACAAGGATACTGGTAGACTCAATGAAATCTTTGTAGAAGAAGAAACAGGTGAGGAAATAGAACTTTGAAACAATTAGTTTTTGATATTGAAACTGATCCGATTCCCGCAACTAAAATATGGTGTATATGTGCAGTAGATATTGACACAGGTGAAGAGTACAAGTACGGCCCCAGTGATCTTGAAGAAGGGTATAAACTTTTATCCTCCGCTGACAAACTGGTAGGTCATAACATCATAGGCTTTGATGTACCTGTACTTAAGAATCTATCGGGAGTTGATCTTACTGATAAGATCCTCGTAGATACCCTTGTACTTTCAAGATTATTTAATCCAGTGCGTGAAGGTAATCATGGACTTGAGCGGTGGGGCTATGCGCTTGGTTGCCCTAAGATTGAGTTTGAAGATTACGATAGCTTCAGTCAAGAGATGATGGACTACTGTATGCAGGATGTACGGTTGAACAAAGAGGTCTTTGATGCACTGAAGAAAGAAAGCAAAGGCTTCTCTCCTGAGTGTGTAAACATTGAGATGGAGACTTACAAGATAATCTGCGCCCAGCGAGAGAAGGGGTTCCTTCTTGATGTTGATAAAGCTTCTGCATTACTATCTGAAATATCCAGTAAGATGGATGATGTAGTAACCACGGTACATGAAAGGTTTAAACCTAAAGAAGAAACCATGTGGTTGTATCCACAGTACAAGAAAGATGGTACACTATCTAAGTCAGCTACTACAAACTTCGGTAAGAACACAAGGCTTACTGAAGATGAATTTGAAGCTTTGAAAACTAGCAGTAAAGTTGCAAGGGTTCAGGTAACAGACTTTAACTTGGGTTCACGTAAACAAATAGGTGAATACCTTATTCAGTTTGGTTGGAAGCCAAAAGTATTTACACCTACTGGTCAACCACAGGTAGATGAAAAGATACTTTCAAAAGTAAAAGACATCCCCGAAGCCAAGCTTATTGCTGACTATCTCATGTATCAGAAAAGGGTTGCTCAAGTTGAATCATGGCTAAAGAGCGCCGATAACAACAACAGGGTAAAAGGTTTCGTAAACAGTAACGGTACTATTACAGGACGTATGACCCATAACAGCCCTAACTTGGCACAGGTTCCAAGCAGTAACTCACCATACGGAGCAGACTGTAGGTCTTGCTGGACTGTACCTAAACAACACAAGCTAGTTGGTATTGATGCCAGCGGCCTTGAGTTGAGAATGCTTGCACACTATCTTAATGATGAGGATTATACTAATGAAATCGTTAACGGAGATGTCCACACAGCTAATCAAAGATCTGCGGGACTTGAATCAAGAAGTCAGGCTAAGACTTTCATCTATGCCCTCCTATACGGAGCAGGAAATGAGAAGCTTGGAAGTGTGGCTGGCGGAGGTGCGAAGCTTGGTGGCAGACTTAGAAAATCTTTCTTCGATAATCTTCCATCATTCAGAACTCTTACAGATAAAGTTGAAAGAGCAGCAGCAAAGGGATACTTAAAAGGTTTGGATGGACGTAAGATATTCATCAGGTCTAAACACGCTGCGTTGAATAGCTTGCTCCAGAGTGCTGGTGCTATCGTAATGAAGAAGGCCCTTGTAATTTTCAATGAGAAAATAAAAGATCTACCTGCTGAGTTTGTAGCTAACGTGCATGATGAATGGCAGGTTGAGACAGCACAAATGAGTGCTGACACTGTAGGCAACCTTGGTGTTGAAGCAATAATTCAAGCAGGTATTGAACTTAATTTAAATTGTCCACTGGACGGAGAATATAATGTCGGAAGCAACTGGTCAGAAACACACTGATAAAGAATATAAATATAAGTTTAACGGTAAGTATGCTGATGGTAGTGTATCTTTTAGGCACGATACCGAACAGTCGCTTGAATATGTTAAAGATTATTTAGACTTAAAAAATATCAAATACGATATTGAAATAAGGGCAAACATGCTTTGGGTTTATCACGAAAGTAAAACTTATTATTACTATTATACTACTGGAAGGTGGGCACGTTATTATAAAGGCCATCGTCCAGACAAGCACTACCGCTCTAAAGGAATTGTTGATTTTATAACTAGGTTTGTACTGGAGGAAAGTGATGACTAATATAAATCCTAAAACAAATAGACCATATTACTATAAAGACAACCCTGCAACTGTTAAGGCTAGGGATGCGCGAAGGATGTGGGTAAACGGTAAAGAGATTTCAAAGGCTCATCCGTTGCACAAGCCGGGAAGATATAAAACTCTTGGTGACGCTGCCTTTAGTTCTTTGAAAGGATATGAGACTGTTAAGAGTGGTTTTATTTATATCATGCACAATCCAGCTTTTCCGGGCTGGGTTAAGGTAGGGATGGCTATTGATGCCGAAGATAGAATAAAACAATTCCAAACTGGATCTCCCTACAGGAACTACTCACTTGTAAAATCTTACAAGGTTACAGACAGGCGTACTGCTGAAGCTAAAGCGCATGAGGTTTTGACTGTAGAAGGTCGGGGTCGTAGGGGCGAGTGGTTCTATATGGGATCTAGTGTAGCTGTCGAAGAGCTTGATAAATTATTTCCTGCTGGAGAACAACTTGAACTCTTCTAAAAACTTAAACACTTTAGTGCAGGATATTTACAGCACTCTTGAGCCTCTTTGTAACAACGAAGGTATTGATTTCCCTGATGAGGCAATTGAAGAGCTTGGAGATAATATAAAAAATATATTCTACGAGTGGAAGAATCCTAAGCAGAGGAACAACGGATTTACATTACGCATGTCTAATGTAGGTAAACCTGCTAGACAGTTGTGGTTTGAAAACAAAAGCCAAGGATCTGTTTCTGATATTACACCCTCCACCTTTATTAAATTTATGTACGGTCATCTGCTGGAAGAGATACTACTTTTTCTGGTTACCCTGTCAGGGCATGAGGTTAACTCAGCCCAGAAGGAGGTGACAGTTGAAGGGATAACAGGCCACATGGACTGCAAGATAGATGGTGAAGTCATAGATATTAAGACTGCATCAGGTAGGGCATTCCAGAAGTTTTCTAATGGTACATTGGCAGAGGACGACCCCTTCGGTTACATCGCCCAGCTTTGCGGTTATGAGGCCGCTGAAGGTACGGACGGTGGTGGGTTCCTAGCAATCAATAAAGAAACGGGTGAGCTTGCCTTATATATCCCAGAGGAACTGGATAAGATAAATATAAAAAGTAAAATAAATAACTTAAAAGAGTCTATTGCGCTTGACACACCACCTGAACGGTGTTATGATCCTGTACCCGAAGGTAAGTCAGGCAATATGAAACTAAATAAGAATTGTTTCTATTGCAAGCACAAGTTTTCTTGTTATGCGGATGCTAATGATGGTGAAGGATTGAGAACCTTTATGTACTCTAAAGGCCCTGTATACTTAACCGAAGTTAAATCCACCCCCAGAGTAACGGAGATTGTAGATGAACTCTAGAGCTTGTAAAGCTATCTCAAGACATTCCGATGTGTTGCTATTAGAATGGCTAAAAACTCTTGTACCTGAGAGCGACCACGACAAACTAAATGTAAATAACTTACACCAATATTTACCCGACACTAATTACTTTTTTGTCAACAGGGAAATACGTTTAAGCTTTTACAGCCCTAAGTGGGTTCGTAAAGGACTTAAGAAACTAGTAAAGCGTGGACGCGAGTTAACTTCTATAACAATGGCTGACTTAGAAACTCTTGCAAAGAATCATCAGGTGGTTGATGAGCACTAAAAAGAAATCACCTAGTGGTTGGCGCAAGCCTAGAGTACCCCGTCCAAAGCTTGTAAAGAAAGATGGTAACAAATATGACTCTATCTGGGAGATGGTGCTTCATGAATCAATCCTTAAAGATTGGGAGCACCACACAGATTATGTTTCATATATTATTGAGCATAAGTACGAACCTGACTTTGTTAAAAAGATAGGTAGGAAGAAGATCCTACTTGAATCCAAGGGTAGGTTCTGGGACTTCCAAGAATACAATAAGTACATATGGGTTAAAAAAGTGTTGCCAAAAAATACTGAACTGGTATTCTTGTTTGCCAACCCATCAGCCCCTATGCCGGGAGCCAAACGCCGTAAAGATGGTACTAAAAGATCTCATGCGGAATGGGCAGAGGCTAATGGGTTCAGATGGTTTAGTGAAGACAGCATCCCAGACAGTTGGATTGACAAGTCTGCTAGAGATACTGAAGAGTTTAAGAAACGTAATGACAAAATTAACTTGGAGATGCAATGAAGACTATTGATGACGCAACACCAGAAGAGTGGAATGCACTTAGGAAAAAACCCTCTACTCCTGTAGCTGATACATGGAATCATATCTATGATGATAACAATGATCCTAATGATCATCCTTTATATGGAGATTATAAGTTTGATAATGTCAACAGACCAGAGCATTATAACAATGGTAGTATGGAGTGCATTGATGCTATCCAAGGTATGCTTACACACGATGAGTACATTGGCTACCTACGTGGAAATGCACTGAAATATAACTGGCGTTGCCGCTATAAAGGTAAGCCTATAGAAGACTTACGCAAAGCTCGCTGGTACGAAGAACGTTTGATCCGTTACATGTTGGAGCATCCGGGTGACAAGTTGGGATAGGAAAGCAGAAAGGTCTGAAATGTTTCATAAAAGAAACAAAGCAAAACATAAGAAACAAAACAAAGCCCGTACCCGTGGTTACAGGCAGGAACAGCTAACAGAAAAGGATGATTTGGATGACATCAAAGATTGGCATACAGGATTATTTAGGGATTCAAATTGACTATGATCGTGAAGAAAAAC